CATCCGACCAGAGAGTTCACCGGAGTTAAACGCAGACTGATAATTAATTGCCATTCTTTACCCCAACAGGTGTTTGTATTTCCAATACTTAGATTTCTTGCCAACCGCCTTGATGCTCCAAAGCATCAGTTTTGGTGTGATGTCAGTGGGTAGAGTTAGCTCCTCTTTTTCTTTAAGATTTCCTTCAGCGCATCCACCCTCTTCTGCATCGTTGGGCTGAGATTTCCCGAACTCTTCGCTAGCAAGGTTCCCGCTATCACCATCGTTACCGCTATTATTATAAATACCATTATTGTACTCATCACTCTCTCCTATGTTTGTTGTTTCGGCTGACTTGGCAAGTTCTTCTTGCAAAGTCTCCTCAGATTTAACATGCCATGATTTGATGCCTGCCTCTTTAGCGAGGGCTTTTGTTTCTTCTGTAGCTTTCATCTATTCTCCTTTAATTCTTATAGGGTTAAAAATGTTTCTACTGAAGCGATTTTCATAGTATCGCCAGCATCATAGTTTTTAATAAAAACATTCACATCAACATTTGCGCTCATATCTACATTTCTTCCAAAAAGTCCGAATCTTCGCCCTGAAAGTGCGCCACCCGTCCCTTGGGTTAGTGAGCCTCTCACTCTTTGCGATACAGGACCGTATGCAAAGATTTCAACCTCTGCCTCCCAATCTCCAGGAGTCGTTCCATAATAACTAAGCTCGATCATTTCCGTACTACCGAATGAAATACCAATAGAGCAGGTTGATGGGTTTCCTCCGTTTGACACGCGATCCCCTGAAATTTTAAACCTTAGTTTTCTTGGGGTGTTTGTATTCGATCCGCCATCAATAAAATATCCTGCTTGCAGCGTGTACGGTGTGACAACTGTGGTAGCAATAGTATCCCCCGTATGAATTAACTCCTGCAAGTTGCGGTTTATCATAACCTCCGAATGAGCATCCAGAGTAAAACCTAAGCCAGTCCTTTCAAGAACATCATCTTGTGGGCCAGAGAACGCGCCGAAATCAAATAAGACCGTGTTTGCCTCCGCATCACCTATATGATATTCGCTGTCCTGGTCTGCCGTAATAATCCCGCCCGTTCTCGTCCGTATACCGGTATCGTTACTCTTATATTCGCACAGAACATCATTAACCCTCGACGCACGATCAACAGTTAGGCCAGTTGTGTTTCCGTCAAATGTTACATAGTCGCAATGTCCCTGAGATCCACGCGACCATAAAACTCCTGACTCGGTGCAGTTTACCAACTGCGTTCCGGTTGCAAGCGAACTTGCTCCATACCCGACTGTTCCAGATGAAGCGTTGAAAGACACACCCTCTCGGCAGTTCGTGAAGATTCCGCCAGAAACACGACCTATGCTTGAATTGGTAATATAGCACCCAAACCATCCGGCCCCGTCAACATGGCAGTTAAGAACGTACAAATCTGCTCCGCTCTGCCCTAAAAATCCGCCGGTTGAGTTATCCGAGCCGAAGTTGATCGCCTTAATATCCTGAAATGTTGCATAGTTTCCGGTGTTAGCGGTTAAAGCGTGCGTATATACCGCACCTCCGGTCCCGTCAATTATAGCTGTTGGAATATTTGGGTGTCCGGCAGTTGGGCCACAAACAACAATCCGATTTCTTGAGCCAAGACCATTTGGAATACTCGCGCCAACCTCTAAATACGTTCCGGCAGATAGTTTAACCTTCCATGTTCCATCAAGGAATGGTCCATATTCACCTAAAACATCAAGCCCGCGCTGAATCGTTTCAACTGGTTCTAAGGAAGATAACCCGTCGTTGGAGTCGCTTCCGGTTGGCGATACATGAATATAATTACTCTGATCCGATTTTATATCTACGTGGAAGAGTTCCGCGCCACGCTTAATAATTCCATTCCCTATATGCTTCACGCTATGGATGTCTTGAATGGATGAGGATGTAAGAAAAGTGCTTCCAGGCCACAGCATTGATGTTCCGTTTGTCACCGCGCTATTTATAGCATTCTGTATCGCCGCCGTATCATCCGTAACTCCATCACCTACCGCGCCGAAGTCCTTGACGCTGACTGTATCCAACGCTCGATTCTTTACTTGCAACCATGATGCGGGGCTAAGAGAATAATCTGCCATAGTGTAACTCCTTATATATATGGGTTTTCAAAGTTTCGGCTGTTGATCCACGAAGACTCTTCAAGTAGAAGCTCTTTATTCTCCATCGTATCAATAGAGCGGGCTGACGGTAAAATTCGCCCATGTAGTTCGTCGCTAATTCTTCCCGCCCAATCATCATCAAGCTGAAGTGCGGTGCAGAGTTTAAGTGCGAGGTTGCAAATAACGGCGTTGGTACAAAGTGGTTCAAGTTCGGTTGTGTCAGTTGGCTTTGCGATATACTTCAGATACATGGTGTCGTAGTCGGACAGTATATACCCGCCCTCTACCACCCATGCGGTACCTTGGTCGCGCTCATCTTCATATCGGAACACGTTGACAAGGCGAATGAAGTCATCGGGGAGTGCTGCTCGCTTCTCATATCCGAAGTCTGGATTGTCGGTGAGGGTGAGTGTGGCGCGTTTCTTGGCAGAGTTCCACGGATAGATGCGCAGAACTTCCTCATACGCCTGGTCGAAAAAGGTGTTACAAAGAGAAATCGAGCGTTTGGTTCCATCGGCGGATGAAGTTGGCTCGGTTAGTGTGTCAACTGTGTCAGCCCCAACTTTGAGAAGGGCGTGGTTGCAAATTTCAAGCTGTGATAAGCCCATGTTCTCATCCTTTGTTGAGGGTAAAAGAGTGGGGGCTTACATCGGCAGGAGAAGGATACCGAAAGCCCCACGGGGAATTACGTTAGATTAGCTCGGAAAACTAATGGAACCAGATTCATCACAAGGGACAAATACGGTTTTATTCTCTTCCAAACGGACCGCACCAGTACGAATCAACGCATAAGTGTACCAATCGTAAGAACGATCAGAACGCTCAGTAGCGCGAGTCATAATGTCAGGATTAGTTGCCTGAATGATATTCTTCTTAGTGTATGCAAAACATCCACGAACACCAGTTGTATCATAATCAAGCGGTTTATCCTGATTACCTTCGGTTGCGTCCCATGCACCAGCAAAAGTAACGCCTGTACCTGCTGTATTAGCAAACGGAACAAGGTTAGAGGTGATGAATTTGAAACCGTAGAAGGAATCAATCTGGCCGGAAACAAGAGCTTTAACCGCCGCGTAATCGCTAGAGGTAGTCTTGGTGCTAGTCAGAAGTTCATTCTTCTGGCGCGGAGTCCATACCATGTAAGGCTGATCATTCGGGTCTTCTACATCAACGCCGGATTGCTCAAGGGCAAACAGTGCATTCAGCAGCTTATCGAGGGTCATACCTTCAGCGTTTACATCAACAACAGGGCAATCAGTGAATGCCGCTGTTCCAGCACCCGCTTTACCCGTGGCCGCATCACCCAATGCACCCTTGAAGAACTCAATATCACGCTTACGGTTAAGGGCAGTTACCATCTGCATTGCATATTCGGACTCAGGCTCAACCATCGTCTGAACTTTGTCAATCTTATCAACAAACAGGCCGACATCATACGCAGTTGCAGTTACCTTACGGCGTTTGTGTTCAATAACATTTGTTGGGGATGCAGGGAACTGTGCTACAGCAGGATCACGAACCTGTGCGGTTACTGAACCAAGCTGATCGAAATACTTTTCCTCACCTTCCATCTGCTCTTCACGGCATTTGCCCTGAAAGCGATTGCCTTTAAGCTGAGTGAGAATCTGTAGGTTGGAACTGAACTTATTAAAAAAGTTCACATCAATATTAATACTACGAGCCATCTTATACCTCCTTGGTTTGATAATTAGCTCAAATAAACAACTTTCGCTCATTCGGCATTGGTTATCTCCATATGGAGGTCTAGCCTATCATTTAGGGTCTGAGTAGACCGGCGTCAGAGAGGGGTCGCGAGACTTGTCCTCTCATCTGCCATCAGTACATAACAAAGCTATCATAGCCTTGTCAAGTTTTTTTTAACCAAACATTCGTTCTTGCCATCGTGCATACTTCTTGGAAGTGCCTGGAAGTACGCGCCCATGCTCTTTATATTCAGCTTTCATCACATTCTGCAACTCCTCGCCTTCAATCTCTAAACCAGCTTGAGTGCTAGCCTGCAAGGTTCCAATTTCGGGGTCAACATCGAATTTCGATGCGATTTTACCAAGAGCGACGGCAAGTTTCGGCTCCTTTAAAAGTCCCGCGCTGATAAGTTCATCAACATCAGACTCTTCAAGCCCACCATTATCAACGAGGGTTGCCTTGATACTGCGCTCAATACCCTCACGAGAGTCTCCCCACTCATTCTTCAGAGAGGTTTCAATTTCTTTCTCGCGTTCGGTGCGTATATTGGCAACCTCCTCGAACTGCCCCGCAACCTCACTCAGGATGGAATTATAAATTTCTTCGGATTTATCGCTATCCAACCCTGCTTTGAACACAGCGTCTTTAAAAGAATCTGTTAGTTTCTCGTAAAACGGAGCCTGTTCGCCAACAACCTCACGGAAGTCATCGCCTAGATTCCAATCATACCCGTTAATGTCATCAGGACGCCCCAATTTCTGATGGAATGCATCCCACTCTTCCTGTGTTCCGCCGTCTGCAAGTGATTTAGGAATGTCACCCTTCTTTCCTGTGAAGCTCTTTAGCTCGGTAATGTACCGGCCAAGCTCATCAGCATCTTTACCCCTGAGATTGTCCCAAT